GGCGCCGGCGAACGCTACGTCTATAACCAGGAGCATACGGAAATCGGCCTGGGCTACGCGATGACGCGTAAGGCTATCGATGATAATTTGTATAAGACCCAATTTCACCCCTCCAACCTCGGCTTGATCGAAGCTTTCCAGCAGACCAAGGAAATCTACGGCACCAACATCCTGAACACCGCCACCGTTTACAATTCGGCGATCGGCGGCGATGGGCAGCCCTTGTCGTCCACGTTGCATCCGATCGACAACGGCGTTGTCGCCAACACGCCCGCCGTCCAGGTGGATCTCAACGAGGCCACGCTGCTGAACGGCATGATCGCCGTGCGCACCAACTTCCGCGATCAGGCCGGCCTGAAGGTGTTCGCCCGCGCCCGCAAGCTGATCGTGCCGCCGCAGCTTGAGCCGGTCGCCATTCGCCTTACCAAGACCGAGCTGCGGCCCGGCACCGCCGACAACGATGTGAACGCGATCCTCACCACCGCCGGCGGCTTGCCGGAAGGCTACATGGTCAATGACTTCCTGACCTCGGCCTTCGCGTGGTTCCTGCTGACCAACATCGACGGGCTCTCCTACATGGAGCGCATCAAGTTCGAGACGGATATGCAGGTAGACTTCGTGACGGATAACCTGCTTGTGAAAGGATATGAGCGGTATAGCTTTGCCTATTACAATTGGAGAGCTATTTTTGTGAATACGCCGACTAGTTAACTGTAACAGTATCTTTTACTACTTGGCGTTACTTGGTGAAACAGATATGCAAAATACAGCTTGCATTATTCCGCTAAACAGGTATTTTGACTTTGCCAACTGCGAAGGAGAACCTGCTGTGGCTAAAGAATGCACGCTGACCTATGAAGAAATATCCGCCGTTTTCGGCTATGATCCGGAAACGGGGCGCATCACATGGAAAATTCGTGCGGGACGCGGTATCCGCCCCGGCGACGAAGCGGGCTGCATCAAAAGCTTGCGCCCCAGCGGTCGAGACGGTGCGGTAAGACAGTATCGTTACGTTACCTACGATAATCAGTCCATGACTGGCGCACGACTTGCGTGGTTTCTGGCGCATCGCGAGTGGCCAGACCGGAATGTTCTGAGTGCTGATGGCGACGCGTTGAATCTGCGGCTCAAGAATTTGTACCTTGGCGACTACACGTCAGGTGACCGCAACGGGCCACTGGCCGGTAGCCGCATGAACAAGCACGTTCAGCAGGCTTATGGTCTGCGGCGCAATTATGACCTGTCGCTGGAAGAGTATGCTCGGATGCTGCACGCGCAGAATTATGTGTGCGCCATATGTGAGCAGCCGGAAACTCGTTTGGGCGGCGATGGCAAGCCCGTGTCACTCCATGTTGACCACGACCACAAGACTGATAAGGTGCGTGCACTGCTGTGCTATAAGTGCAACTCCGCGCTTGGCAGCATGGGCGACGATCCTACTCGGCTTCGAGCTGCCATTCGATACCTTGAGAAGCACGCGGAAGTCGTTCCGTTCGCACCATTTTCACCGGAGGCCGCATAGATGGGTCAGACAACTTTTACCGGGCCGGTGGTGTCGGGCGATCAAGGCCCCGGCACGCCCACGCCCAACCAGGGTTTCGCCATCCTGATGCAGCAGATCGTGCTGAACGAGAGCGCGACGGTCGGCGCCACCGCCACCACGTTCTGGCTGCCGCTCGACTCTATCATCAACGCGATCGACGTTGACGTGCTGACCGCTTTCACCGGCACGACCGCGGTCCTCAATATCGGCACGGCGGCGACGCCCGCGCTCTATGCCGGTCCGATCACGTTGGCCGCCGCCGGGCGCATCGCCATCACGTACACCGCCGCGCAGCTGGCGGCGATCAACGGCCTCATCGCCGCCAGCGGCTTGCCGACGGTGGCGCCGACGCCGGCGGCGGTTCAGTTGCAGGTTGTCACCACGGGTGTCCCCACGGCGGCGGGCGTCGCGGCCATCAACTTCAAGTATGTCCAGATCGCGTCGTCGTATAGCTAAAGGGGTTCTGACATGGCCGGCCATCACGCTTATCACCACACCCATGGCACCGAACACGAGATCGAGCGCCATATCGCCAAGCACCGCAAGGAAGGCGGCGAGGTCGAGTCTCCGAAGCGCGGCGTCGACGAGGCCGAGGAAGACCTCAAGAAGAAGAACGAAAGATACACGCCCGACGTCAATGTCGAGGACGAGGCTGAAGCCAAAAAGGCCAAGAAGGGCGGCCGCGTCAAGCGGCGCCGTGGCGGCGAGGTCAAGCACGTCGGCGAAGTCAAGGGCGAGGAACACAAGCACCACGCCGGGCGGCGCGCGCGCAAGGCGGGTGGCGCGGCCTGCGAGGCCGATCCCTTCACTTCGGCCCGCCACGGCACGCCGGCCACCGGCCGCAAGCTGGAAAAAGAGACGGAAGGCTGAGCCGCCCCACGTTTTCTGTCTTGGGGGGCGTGGCGCGCAAGCCCGCTCCCTTAAATTTTGAGAGGTTCCCGTCGTGCAGCCGATCACCCACTCCGTCGGGCCGCTCGCGGCGGCCAACCCTACCGCCATCGCGTTGTCGCAGGCGCCGGTCGCCGGCAATCTGACGCTGAATGGCGCACTGGTCAATTCCAGGGGCGTCGCCGTTCTCGACACGCCGCGCACCATTGTGCTCGCCTCGACCGGCAACAATTCCAACACCACGTTCACCATTTACGGCACGGACTGGGCGGGCGACCTGATCAGCGAATCGCTGGTGGGCGCCGGCGCCGGACTGTCCGTCACTTCGGTGCTGAGCTACGCCACGGTCACCCGCATCGCCAGTTCGGCGGCGTCCGTCGCCGGTTTGACGGTCGGCACCGGCATCACGGCGCATTCGCAATGGGTGCGGACCGACAGCTGGGCGTCGCCGCAGATTGGCCTGCAGGCGAAAGTGACGGGGACGGTCAATTTCACGTTGCAGTTTTCCATGGATGACCCCAACAGCCCCACCAATCCCGTGGCGCCGGCCAACATGTACTGGGACATCGCGGGTAGCCCGTTTGTCGCGGTGGCTGTCGGCGGCACCGCCAACATGCTGGCCGCGCCGACCTGGGGGCGTATCCTGCTGAACTCCGGAACAGGCTCGGTCTCTATTACTCTGACGCAATATTCGGACGCCGGCTACTAAGCAAGGGTGTAAAAATGAAGCGCTTTCTCGCTTTACTCGTTGGACTGCTGGTCTGCGGCGCCGCGCATGCGCAAGTGTTGACGGCCATGGTGGTGGCGTCCTGCGGCACGCCGCCGCAGACGTACAATTCCGGTCTGACCTACCCCATAACGATGGACGTGACCGGGAAGCTATGCAACGGCGCCAGCGTATTTGGCGCGGTCACGACCAATCTGACGCAGTTGGCCGGCGCCACTCTCGGCGCGCCGTCGAATTACGGCACGTCGCCGGGCGCGGTGAACGTTCAAGGCGTCAACGCCTTCGTCACCAATTTGCCGACGACTCCCGCCGCGATTTATTCCGGTCAGCAGCTTTCGACGCTCGCCGCTGCCGCGCTGCCGGCGCGGGCCTTGGTCAACGGCATTGTCATCACGGCTCAGCTCGCCAACACAGGGACCAGTTATATCGGTCCGGCGGGGGTGACAGCTTCCAATGGCTATCCTTTGGTTGCCGGGCAGTCGATTTCCTATGCGGTCACTAATCTGAACGCAGTCTATGTCATCGGAACGAATACAACCGATGTTATCGCCTTTACAGGGAATTAAGCTATGAAGCATTTCTACCTTGCGCTTCTGGCGTTGCTTGTGCCGTGTGCTTTGTCACTTGCCGGAGCGCCGCCGATTCCGCCGTCGGCTCGGCCTTTTACTAATATTATACTCGTCAATTACGCGCAGTCTCCGTACAAATACGTACCGACGCCGGGCGCGGTCAAAGTCGATGTGCTGATTGTCGCCGGCGGCGGTGGCGGCGGCGGCGGTGGTTGGTTGCCGGCTGGAGTATTCAGCAGCGGCGCCGGTGGCGGCGGCGGGGGCTGGTGTTTTAGCTTCTATCACGCGCTGGCCGCTCATTTTAGCAGCGGCGTGACCGTGACGATCGGCGCGGCCGGCGCGGCCGGAGCGTCTGGACCTTCTTCGTTGACTCCGGGCGTCGTAGGCGGCAATGGCGGAACGACAACATTTGGCGCGTACGCGGCTGCGTTCGGCGGCGGCGGCGGATTTGGCGGCAACACCGGGTCGACTTATGGCGGCGGCGGCGGATCGTGTTACGCGGCGGGCGCGGCCGGCACGTCCAGCGCGGGCGGCGCGGCCGGCCTGGGCGGCAGCCCCGGCACGGGACCCTCCACGACTTCAGCGGTTGTTACCGTTTATGGCGGCTCGGGCGGCGCGGGACACGACGCCGCCACCACTCCTGGATTGCAGGGCGGCATTGGTTTTGGTCCCGGCGGCGGTGGTTCGAGTGGCGGCGGCGCCGGCGGCGGCGTCGACATGAACGGGGGCCAGGGCGGCGCGGTGGCGCAGCTTGCTTTCATCGGGGCGACGGGCGGCTTGGGGGGCAACGCCGGCGGCGGCGGCGTGGGCGGTCTTGGCGGCGCGGGACAAAGCCCGGCGCTCAATCTCGGCTACCCGACAAATGCGTTCTTTGGCGCCGGCGGCGGCGCCGGCGGCAGCTCGAGGGGAGCCTTGGGCGGCATTGGCGGCGCGGGCGGGGTCTGTGGCGGCGGTGGAGGCGGCGGCGGGACAGGATACAGCGGCGGCGGCGCCGGAGGCGCTGGCGGGGCTGGCTGCGTGACGATCGTGGAGTATTTCTGATGCGCTGGCTTCTTGCAGTTCTGCTTCTCGCACTCGGTCTGGCCGCGCCCGCGATCGCGCAGACCAATGTGGTATGGGGTTTGACAAGCGGGAACAACGTCTGCGTCTATGATCAGTCGCCGTCGCGGGTGTGCGTCACGCTTGGGTTGCTCAATTCGACGTCGCACACGCTGACGTTGACCGGACCCGGCAATTTTTCTTCCCTGCTGGTCAGCGGCGCGCCCGTCGCGACGACGTCAGGCACGCTAGTCAACGGCAGTTGCGTTTCAGTCAACTCTCTCGGCCAGTTTGTGACGACAGACGGTCCTTGCACGACAGGTGGCGGCGGCGGGACTGTCACGCCCGCGCTTGCCGGGCAACTTGCTTATTACGTGTCGGCGGGCACCGCCGTTTCAGGCGCGACGACCGGGACGGGCGTGCTGACAGCGCTGTCGGTCAACACCGGGACGGCGGGTTCCATTGTCGTCAATGGCGGCGCGCTTGGAACGCCCTCCAGCGGCGTGGCGGCAAACTTGACCGGCTTGCCGATTTCGACGGGCGTGTCGGGCTTGGGGACGGGCGTGGCGACGGCGCTCGGCGGCACTCTAAATACCATTGGCGGGCTCGCGACCTATAGCGCCTTTGGCGCCGTTCGGACGGTGGCGAGCGGGGCGTCGGATACGTTACTGGCGTCCGACTATGAAGTGGGCTGGGGCAGCGCGACCACGTCGGCAAAAGCAGAGACGCTTCCAGCTTGTTCGTCATCCGTATCCGGAAAAACCTACGTCATATCTGACACAGCGCAGACCGCTGGACTGTATAATATTGTACTGACGCCGTCATCGGGAACTATCGGCGGGCAGGCGAGTCAATCGGTACAGTTTTCCGGCGCTTCAATGACGGTCCAATGTGACGGCGTTTCGAACTGGATTTTGGAGTAACCATGCTGGACAGGATCAAAAGTACGTTTTCTCGACTTACCCGGCGCGCATCGCCCCCGCCGACTTTTGAGACCGTTACCGAAGTTCGGGAAGCGCGCAAGCGTTTCCTCGGCGCGATGGCGCTGGTTGCTGGCGCGGGTTTTGTTTCTCCCGCGCAAGCAATTGGCTTGCCGCCAAAGTTGCTTACCGGTCAGCTCTATAATATTAATAATTTTTTTATCCCTGGCGATACTGATTTCACCAACGCTTTCACGCGCGCGATCGCAAGGGCGGGCGCGGCGGGCGGGGGCTCGATCTATTTTCCGGCGGCGGCGACGCCGTATGTGGTCTCCAGCAGTGCGATAAGCATTTCACAGCCCAATATTACGGTGCGGGGAGATGGGCCGGGAGCATCTATAATTCAAGCCGCGGCGAGCGCCGCGTTGACGCAAATCATAAGCACGACGAGTACCGGCATAAATTTCACGTTGCGGGACATTACGCTTGACGGCAATCGCGCAAATGGTGGCATGTACACAGTAGGCAGCTCGTATGCGTTAATTCTTACAGCCAATATCCAACGGGTAATTAATGTAGAAATAAAGAATTGTGTACGCATAGCCTGTGCGATCGGATCAAGTGTATCTGTTCCGTTTAATTTTCTTTTTGATGGCTGCTACATTCATGATAACGGCGGTTTGACGGCTGGCGGCATTGGTGTTGGTATTTTCGGATTTAGCGCCTACCCACCCCAAGATGTGAAGATAGTTAATTCTCATTTTGAAAACAACTATAATACCGTAACTGGCCCCGGCGACTCCACCGCGATAAATCTAGTCGGATCGCGCGTACTCATTGCGAGTAACTTTTTCAAGAACAACTACAACGTAAATGGGGGGCAGGTTGTTGTAGCAGATGGAACCGATGGGTCGCACGGCATATTCGCCACGATCGCTAACAACATAATTGAACAGAGCGGTAGTTTTGGCGGCGATCTTACTTGTGGTTTTGAGATAGAGGGCAGTGATTTTACGATAGTCGGTAACATTGTTATTAATGTTGCAGTTGACGCCATACGTCTTGAAGGCGCGTCAGCTTACGGAACCATTACAGGCAACCAGCTAGCTTGTTTGGCGGGGGCTTGCGTAAACTGTATCAATACCGCAGGCAACCAGGTTACAATTTCTGGAAACGCGCTTACGCAAGGAGCTTATGGTGTTTCTCTCCAAGCCATCAATTACCTATCGTTAGTCGGCAATACATTTGGAAGCGGTTTAACAGCTACGGTTGCGGGAGCCTCGAATATTGCTGGTGTAGTATCCGGCAACTTAGGTTACAGTTTGGTCAAAACATTCACGGGCGCGACAACTGGCTGGACAACTAATCTCGCGCCAACGATGCGGTATCAGATAAATAACGGCATCGTAACACTAGAACTTGACACGTTTTTGCTTGGAACAAGTAATGCCACGACCAAGACGATAACAGGTCTGCCGGCGGAAGCGGCTCCATCCGGTCTCAGGTCGTTCTTGTGCGGCGTATCGAATAACGGCGCCATCATATGGACAGCCGGTGGTGTTACCATAAACGGCTCGACAATACAGCTTGGTTCGGACCCAGGCGGTGCGGCGTGGACAGCTTCAGGTACCGCACAAGTTCAAAGATTCTCTGGTTCTTATACGCTATAATGCTGGAGGCGTAATGGACAAAAACCTTATCGCGGCCGTGAACTTCGCACTCCTCTACGAAGGCGGTTTTGTCGACGATCCGCACGATCCCGGCGGCGCGACAAATAAAGGCATCACGCTCGCCACCTACCGGCTCGACGTCAATCCGCATGGCGCTGTCGCCGATTTGCGCCACATGACGGTGGAAACGGCGTCGGCTGTCTATCGCAAGCACTATTGGGCGACGATCAACGCCGATGCGCTTGCGGGCGGCGTCGACGTACTGGCTTTTGATATCGCGGTCAACGCAGGCGTGGGCCGCGCCCGGCAATTTCTTGCGCGGACTGCTGGATTACCGGCCATCCAGCGCATACAGAGACTTCACAATCTTCGAATGGGCTGGTGGAAGCGACTGGCGACGTGGGCGCGCTTCGGCCGGGGCTGGACCACGCGCGAGGTCGCGTGCCGGGCGCTGGCGCTAAAACTTGCGGGAGCGGGAGAAGTCTGATGGCCGATCACAGTCTAATGAAATTGGGTAAGCTCGCGCCGGTTCACGACCCCCGTGTGAGAGCCATGGCCCGCTACTCGGCCGATTTGCCGGTTCCCGAACCTGTGGACTGGCTCAAGGGCAAGACGGATTTCGGCATGATGCTGAATGACAAGCTCGGGTGTTGTACGATTTCGAGCAAGGGCCACGGTCTCCAGGTTGTGACGTTGAACGTGCGCGGCGAGTTCACGGCGCCCGACGCGCTGATCGAAAGTTACTACGAAATATGGGACGGCTACCGGCCGGGCGACGCATCGACCGACCAGGGCGGCATTATTTCCGACGTGCTGGCCAAGGCGAAGGCGCAGAATTTTTGCGGGCGGCATCTTGCCGGCTACTGCACGGTCAACCCGCTGCACGACTTGGAAGTGGATCAGGTCATCGCGCTGTTCGGCGTCCTCGACGTGGGCGTGGCGCTGCCGCTGTCGGCCCAGTCGCAAGACGTGTGGGATATTCCAGCTGGCCAGTCGTTGACAGGCGATTGGGAGCCCGGCTCGTGGGGCGGTCATGACATTTCCATCCACGCCTTCGATGCGGAGGGAGATCTTACGGCGATCACCTGGGGCGCTCCAAAGAAGATTACCCGCCGTTGGTTCAAGACCTACTGCGATGAGGCCTACGGGCTTCTGTGGGCCGCTTGGATCGCTAACAGCGGGAAGTCGGCGTCGGGTTTCGCCTACCGCGAACTCGTGGCCGATTTGAACAGGTTGTAAAGATGCTCGATTTTTTGCGCGCCGTGGCGATCGCCGCCTTGCTTGCCGGACCGTCCTTGCCGGTTGAGGATCCCTGCTGGATCGATTCAACAGGCTTTCAGCGAGCAATCTGCGGCGAGCGCGCGCAAATGGAATACCAGAGGCTGCGGCGGAAATGCTTGGAAGATGAAAGCGCGTGCCCCGCGGTGTGGCAGCTTATCGAGCAAGGCGCGCGGCAGTAGTATTTTCAGCTGAAATATGCGAGTTTACCGCTGTTCCTCTCATCGATCGGAACTGATTATGAATATTGACCCGACCACGGCCCTCAAGCTCAACGCCGTCCTCGGCGTGCTGACCGGTCTCAGCCTGCCGGTCCTGCAGAACGCCGGCTTCGCCAATTCCAATCAGATCCTGGCGTGGTCAACAATCGCGGCTCTCGTGCTGAACGGATACTTGCACGCCTATTCGTCTCCGGCAAGCGGTCCTTGGGCGGGGCCGCCCAAATGAGGGCCTTGCTGGTCCTGGCGGCGTCGGCTTTGCTGCTGAGCAACGCTCACGCGACTGAATCCAAACGCGCGCCGCCGGCCAAGGCTTTCAGCAACCCGATCAACCTGCTGGCGTCATGGGCCGACGCCGACGTGAAAGCCGCCATCATCGCGGCGACCAGTTTTCCCGAGTTGCAGGATACCGTCGGCGCGGCCTGCTGGACGCAGATCTCAACGTTGGCGGCGATCGTCAAGGCGCATCCGCTGCCGGCGACTTTCCATCTGGCCACTGATATTGAATACGCCCGGTTGATTCAGGCGTCGCTCAATCAGCTGTGCCGCAACCCGGCTTGCGCTCAAGTCTGGAGTGACGCGGCGAATGCCGCCTCGTCTTTTTCCGTATTTCCGCTGGCGCTAAGTTTCACTTCGCTGTGCGCGAAAGTGCCGGTGGTGGGGCTGAGCGCCACGCCGACAAACTGACGCCGCCATGTGGAGCTTTTTTCAAAGGACCAATGGAATCGGCGCCAAGGTGGACATGATCCTGTACCGGCTGGAGGAGCAGAAAACATTGTTGGCGGCGCACGATCTGGCTGAAGTTGCGCGCGACGCCGTGCGCGACCTGCGCGTGGTGGCGCTGGAGCTACGTTCCGCCGAGCAAAAAGGCGCTTTGGGCGTGGTTGCGATCGTCGCGGCGGTAGTTGGGTCTGTTGTCGGCGCCGTGGCGGCGACGGCTCTGGAACATTTTCTGTTTGGCGGGAGGTGAGGCATGCCCGGCCCCGGTGGTTTTTCAGGAACGCGGCTGTTCGCTCCAAATTTGAGCGAGCTGGTCCTGTTCGCCTTGGGTCTGTGCGGCATCCGGCGCACCGCGGTTCTGCAGGAACACTTGGTTGACGCGCATATGGCGGTCAATCTGCTGCTCGCCGACTGGATCAACCGAGGTATTAACCTCTGGCAGGTCGAGCTGATCACGATCCCACTGATCCAGGGCATCAGCACTTACGCCGTCGATCCGACCATACTTGTCCTGCTTGACGGCTACGTGACGTTTGGCCAGCCCAGCCACCCGATTGACCGGATCATCCTGCCGATCAGCCGCACCGAATACGCCAGTTACCCCAACAAGCTGCATCAAGCGCCACCCACGGTCTTCTGGATGGACCGCCTGCTGGCCCCCACCGTCACCCTCTGGCCCGTGCCCGATGGCCACCAGATCAGCGTCAGTTTCTACGCGCTGCAGCAGGCGCAGGACGCCAATTACGACAGCGGCCAGCTAGTGGCCATTCCCTATGCGTGGCTGAAGGCGCTGGCTTATGGTATAGCCGAGGGCGTGGCGCCGTTGTGGGCGCCGGAACGGCTGTCTGTCATTTCACCGATTGCCGCGGCGGCGTACGATGTGGCGTCAAGGGCTGGCGTTGAAACCGCGCAACAATTTTTTTCGCCTCAGTTGTCTTCCTATTGGCGCTGAGTAACGGGGGTGCGCAGTGGGTTATGCTTCTCGTTCCGGACGCGCCAGGACTTCGGTCAGAGACCCGAGGGCTTTTGCCGTGTGCATGCGTTGTGGTATTTGGTATAACCACTGCAATTTGCAGTGGCAGTACGATTGGGCCGGGGCTTCTCTAGTTAACAAACAAATTTTAGTGTGCCGTGGCTGCTTGGATACTCCGCAGGAGCAACTTCGGGCCATTATTCTGCCGGCAGATCCAGTTCCGATTTATCGGCCTTCGCTTGAGAATTTTGTTGTCGCGGAGAGCAACACGCGCGCCACGTCGGGTCAGGACACGGTCGACGCGAGGACCGGCATCCCGGTCCCCGGCGATGTCTTGCGCATCACGCAAGACGATAAGTTCCGCGTCACGCAGCAGACTGGAGAGCCGCCGCACGGCACAAATCAGACGCCCGGCACCGATCCGAACGCGCCCGGCAATTCGAGTCCGGGGCTGCCTCTTGAAAACCTCGTCGTGCCCGCAACCGGCCCCCTGGGGAGTTCGTAATGGCGCAAATTCAAATCCCGAATTTACCAGCAGCGATCGCGGTGACTGGCGTCGAGCTGATCGAGATCGTGCAGGCCGGCGTTTCCTCGCGCGCATCGCTTTCGCAAATCGCCATGCTTGCCGCGCCTACCGCCGGCAGCGCCTCGCAGAAGCAGATCCGCGCCTGGGCGGCGGCGACGGGGTTCCCGCCCTACATTTACACGATCGACAACGCGTGCCCGGCCGATATCGCCAATGCGGTCAACATCGAATGGCTGCACGGCAACACCATGGCCGTTGGTGACGCGTTGTATCTTTTCATTCAGACCACTCTTGGCTTTACCAGCAGCCAGATGTTTGCTGCGTACACCACAATGCTGACGTACCCGCCCTGAAGGACGGGGTTTCTCGCGAGAATATAGATGACCAGTCCAGCAGGCAACCCACTTACGTATAACAGTTATGTCGCAACCGTGGCGGCGCTTGCCATTATTAATGCTGGCCAGGATCTATACTTTTCGGGCCTGATTCCGCAGATGCTCAATTACGCCGAGCTTCGCATCCAGCGTGACCTCGATCTATTGCCGCTGCAGACGGAAAATGACACTTATGCGCTCACGATCGGTTCGAATTTGCTGTCGATCGCGGTCAATGATTTTGTCACCATCCAAGACGTCGCGGTTGTCAGCGGCACGAAAAGAATACAGCTGCTCCCCACCAGTAAAGAGGTCATCCAATTTGTTTACGGCGACAGCTCGGTTACGGCCACGCCTGTCTACTTTGCGCCTTACGGCGGCGACGCATTGACCAATGGCGCGACGTCGCAGGTTTTTATCGTTGGACCATATCCGGATCTGGCCTACCCACTGGCTATCGTCGGCACGATGCACGCGCAGAGCCTATATACGTTCTACAATACGCCGTTGGCCGCCACCGCCACGACATTCATTAGCGCCAACCTGCCCGATCTTCTGGTCATGGCCAGCATGATTTTCATTTCTCAGTACCAGCGCAATTTCGCCGCCAGCAGCAATTCGCCTGAAATGGCGGGCAGCTACGAAAACCAGTACCAGACGCTGCTCAAGTCGGTCGCCGGCGAGCAGCTTCGCAAGCGCTTTCGCGCGTCGGCGTGGTCGTCAGAGGCGTCATCTCCCGCGGCGACGCCAGCAAGGACGTGACCCATGCCGCATGCGACATTCCGCGTCACTCCGGGCGTCGTCACAAACGAGACGCCAGCCTTGAACATGGCTGGAGTGTCCACCAGTCAGCTAATACGCTTTAAACCGGACAAAAACGGGCTTGGTCTTGTGGAAAAGCTGGGCGGGTGGTCCAAGTTTTACGCGGGCCAGATGCCAGCTATCGTCAGGCAGCTGCTGGCGTGGGAAGACTTGAACTCCAATGAGTGGGTGGCCGCCGGCATGCAGACTGGCATATCCGGATACGCTTACCTCGGCGTCTTGGCGGCTATTCTGGGCGCCAACGGCATTACGACCGGGCAGAATTTTCAGCTGGTCACGCCGCTTTTTCTGTCATCCGATATCGCGCCCGTGTTTTCCACGACGGCAGGCAGTCAAGTCGTCACTATAACTGACACCGTGTCGCAAAGCATTAGCACTTATGATGCTGTTTACATAGCAGATCAAGTATCGGTCGGCGGCCTTGTGCTATTTGGCGTCTATCCAGTTTATCAGAACCTTACCACGACTACGTACACCATTCTCGCGACCAACATACTGGGCGCGCCGCTTTATGCCACGGCGACTTCAACTTCAGCGGCCGTACCGAGCTTGACCACCACAGCCACTTCCGCGAATGTGGCGGTTGTGCTGGCCAATCACGGTTACTCCGTGGGCAGCACGTTCCCTATTCTGATCCCTACAACAGTGGGTGGCGTCACTTTTTACGGAAACTATGCTGTAACGGCTGTGGCGGACGCCAATGACTTTACGTTCGTATCGAAGGTTACGGCGACTACCACGGCCACCGGCAGCATCAATGGCGGAAATGTCCGATTTATCTATAGTGCGGGCGGCGCTCCTACCGGCGTGGTGGTGGGGTACGGTCAAGGCGGCTACGGCGCGGGCGGTTACGGCGTCGGTTCGGGAACGATTGTCAACATAGGCGCTCCGACGGGATGCACGGATTGGAGCCTGGATAACTGGGGCGGCATCTTGCTGGCGTCTCCGACGGGCGCCGTGGTCGACGGCATCGGCGTATCTGGAATTTACCAATGGGACCCGACGTCGGGCGCCACGGTCGCGGCGGCTATTTCGCAAGCGCCGCCTGTCAACGACGGTTTCTTCGTGGCCATGCCGCAACGGCAAATCATGGCGTGGGGTTCGACTTTCACCGGCATCCAAGACCCGCTCCTTGTGCGTTGGTGCGACATATCGAACTTCAACATATGGGTCGCCACCGTCACGAATCAGGCCGGCTCCTACAGAATTCCTCGGGGGTCCAAGATCGTGGGCGGCATACAGGCGTCGCAGCAGTCGCTGCTGTGGACGGATCTGGCCTTGTGGTCAGTGCAGTACATCAGTCAGCCTTATGTGTATTCGTTCAACGAAATTGCGGCTGGCTGCGGCTTGATTGGTCGCCGGGGAGCCTGCGTTCTCGGAGAAAATGTTTACTGGATGAGCCAGAGCCAGTTCTTTTCTCTGACGGGCGGCGGCGTCAGTATCCTCGACTGTCCCGTATGGGACGTTATTTTCCAGGATCTGGATCTAAATAACCTGCAAAAAATCAGGTGCGCGCCCAATTCGCGTTTTGGCGAAGTTACGTGGTTTTACCCAGTCATCGGCGGCAGCGGCGAGCCCACCAACTACGTCAAGTATAATACCATTCTGGGCGCATGGGATTACGGCGTCCTCGATCGCAGCGCATGGATCAATCAGAGCGTGGTGGGGCCGCCGCTGGGCTACTCACCGATCAACAATTACATTTATCAGCATGAGATTTCACCAGACGCCGATGGCGTAGCGATGGTGTCGTCATTTTCAAGCGGATACGCCGCGCTCTCGGATGGCGACGACAAGATTTTTGTTGACGAAATTTGGCCCGATATGAAATGGGGCTATTTTGGCGGCTCCCAAAATGCGACGGTGAACCTGACGATCGGCGTCAAGGACTTCCCAAGTCAAGCGCCTTTTAACATAGGGCCGTTCGCGTTCAATTCGTCGACCACTTTTGTGTCTCCGCGCGCCCGGGGCCGTTTGATGCAGATTTCAGTGGGCAGCCAGGATATTGGCTCGTTCTGGCGCCTTGGCGGCATACGGTACAGGGGAGAGCCCGATGGGAAATTCTAGCGGCTTTGGCGGATCTTCGACTTCGCTCACGGATTGCCTGACAGCGCTCAAGAACCTCGTCACGGCGACCAACAACGCCGCGCGCCAAGCACTGGCCATCGCGGGCTCGCAAGTCATCGAGAGCATCGGCGCCGCCACCCTGGTCAGCAGCGGACCGGGCCGCGTCGTGAACGTCAGCGTCACCACGACGGGCGCTGTCGGAACGCTATACGACAGCCCGTCGGCAGGCGTGCTGACGCACCCGCTTTATGTCATTCCGGCGGCCGTGGGCGTCTACGCGGTCAACATGCCCTATGGGCTGGGCTTGGTCGTGGCGCCGGGCGCCGCGCAGGTGGTCGCGGTGAGCTATTCGCCCGGCGCCGCCACGGGAGCGCAGTGACATGCCGCTGATCAAGTCAGCTTCAAAGGCCGCGATTGGCCAGAACATTCGGGAAATGTCAAAAACGCATCCGCATGATCAAGCGGTCGCCGCCGCCCTCGACACCGCGCGCCGCGCGTCGCGCGACAGCGGCGGTCCGCTGCCGGGACTGGCGTCGGTTCCCGGAGTGCGACCATTGCAGCAACTGAGCGGCGCGCCGTCGCAGAAGATCCACACCGGGCCGATTCATAGCAGCGTCGCCGGTCGTACGGATCACCTTCCGGTGTCGGTGCCCAGCGGCTCGTACGTCATCCCGGCCGACATCGTTTCGGCCATGGGCGAAGGGAACACAAATGCCGGATTCAAAATCCTGCGACGAGTTTTTGGCGGCGTTCCTTACGGAGGAGCATCTGCGCCCTATGCTCACCGCGGAGGTCCTTATGGGGGCGGAAGCGCTCCTTATAACCAGCCAGGGGGTCCGTACGGTGAAGCTGTGGCCGGAGGCGGGGGAGGACATGCCGCAGGTGGAAGTATCGGAAGCGACGTCAAGGTTGTTGTCGCAGGCGGAGAATACACACTCACCCCGGAAGAAGTCAGAAAAGCTGGTGAAGGCGACGTGGAAAGAGGGCACCGTGTACTGGACGACTTCGTGAAGCAGATGCGCGCCAAGACGATCAAAACACTGTCGAAACTTCCAGGGCCGCGCCATGATTGAGGAAATCAAAGTCAGGGTCGGCGCTCCAGAGGACATCCACCAAGTGATGGCGCTCATCATGAAGTGCATGGACGAGAACGCCCTGCTCAATCCGGACATGAAGAAAGTCTTGACCGAGGTCTGGGGTTCGCTGCACCAGGATCACGGCGTCATAGGCGTCATCGGGAACGGAGGCGCGCTCGAGGCGGCGATCATTCTGCGGGTGGACACCACGGCCTACAGTTCCGAGCCGGTGCTGGTCGAGCGCATGGTCTATGTTGATCCCATGTATCGATCGATCCCCGGCGGGCGCGCGGGGCGGTTGGTCGAGTTCGCCAAGGCCGCGTCGCGGGCGCTTGGACTTCCTTTGCTCATAGGAATACTATC